GTTAGCAACTGATGTGGTGATTCCAGTGCTCAAACATCCGCTCGTAGGAGCAAGTATGGTGTTTGTAGCCCTCGCATTGTGTGCTCGTCTAATTTTAAGATGGGCATATCGTGCGTTGAAGTATTGTTACAGAACTTTTTGTTCTGTGTCTTACTGGAACCATCGCTGGCGTAGGACTGTTGATGTCTCAAATTCTCCAATTGTTGGAAGAAGAGACAAGAAAGATGAAACTGTGTTAGATCTTCGTGATCTATTCACAAAAACTATCTTGACAGGTCCTACCCAAAAGGTGAGGGTAGAACAAGAGATGGGATTGGCTAATTCCGTGTTCTATCCTAAGGAAGGTACTCCCCCCGGACAAACTAATTTCCCTGGACTCTGCGCGATAAGAGGAAGTCCAGAACAAGGAAATGAACTGGTGGGGATGTGTTCAAGGGTCAAATTCAACGGAGGTACTGTTTTAAAAACAGCACTTCATGTTTGGAAAGAAGTCTTTAATGCTCCTGATGGGACATTTTTACTTGAATGCAAAGGAAAAGCCGTGAAACTTTCACCAGAACATGCTATTGTCATGCAATCTGGTGTTAAGGATCTTGACTTTGTCCTTGTATCGATTCCTGAATCGTGTTGGTCTGTAATTGGGGCTAGCATTATCAAGGTTGGCAAGTTTAAACCAGGCTTCGTGCAAATCTACGGATTTAAAGACGGAGTTTTTGGCTATGCGACCGGTCGAGCTCAGTTCGGTGATGAATTGTTTGAAATCAAACATCACTGTTCAACATGGGCAGGCTTCTCAGGCTCACCTTTGTTCAATGGGAACAAAATGGTTGGCATGCATCGAGGAGCTATTCGCGCTGATAATGTGAACCTTGGAACCACTTCGTTTATGTTGGATACTAATTTTGATGTTCCTGCGGAACCTCTCACTTTAGAAACCGAATACTATGGTTACAATGATTGGAGACGTGTTGAAGAATTGCCTGATGGCGTTATTCATCACTCCAGAATTGAAACCACTGAATACGATTTGGACTTACAGCGAGTAGGGAAATTTTATAAGATCTCAGCAGTTACCCGTAAAAGGGGAGCTGCTGGACATCACACAATAGAAGATGCTATTGATGAGATGGAAGAAGGTTTTCAAGGCGAAAGTTTAGGATTTTTATCCAAGCTTATAGAATTTGAGACTGGTCTTAATATTCCCGAAACATCCCAAGTGGAGGAAGTTAAAGAAATTGAAGAAATGATTCCTTTATCTTCTTGGAAAGCCATGCAGGAGACGCTAGTGAAACAGTTTAATGTTATTCTTGCAGATACTGAATCCAGAGTAATGGATGAGATCTTGCAAAAATACACTGTTTCTTCCAAGGAAGTTGTGTATGATGAGTTTAACAAACCTGTCATTGAAAGACTAGACTTGCTTAAAAGGCAAGTAACTGAGTTACTCAAGAAGGAGAAACTTGGAAAGGTAGTTCAAGACAAAAAGGTCAAGGTTACTCCAGAGAAAGGCAAGCAGAAACCAGTTGCACAGGATGCAACCATGACTGCTCAGAAGTGTGGAGAAGTTCCGGAAACACCTACTAAGGTGAAGAAGGCCTCTACAACCAGAAAGTCTGCTAGTGTATCTTCTAGCGACGAATCTGTTTCTAAGCCTCTCCAGAAGAAAGGTAAGAAAACTCAAGTATCTAAGGAGAAAGAGCAAGTAAGACTAGGTAAGAAAACCCAAGTATCAGTAGAGAACGGGCAAGTAAAACCTTCTATCATCACTACCCCAAGCAGAATTGAAATCCAAGGTGTGGAGTTTGTTCCAGCTGTTAAACCGGTTCAACCGGTTTTTCACAAGGCGACAACTCCCACTACCAACAATTCCTCGAAGGCCTCGCGGACTATCGATGGATTACAGGTGGTGAAAAACGCCTTGACGGAGTTGGGTTGCAATACGTCGGAACTTGTTCTAACCGGGCTTACTCCTCAGGAGTTGGTAAAGCTCGAGGAACTGTCCTTCAAAATGCGACCGAGAAGAGAAGTAGTCTTGCAGAGTGGGATTTCCCCCCCGGAGACGCCGATGCAGAGCGAAGATCACTCTTCCTCCAGAGTGCTAGATTTAATCCCTCCGGGGAATTACTTGAACAGCACTTCTGGAAACGTGACATTGGTTCACTTCTCAAGAAAGCAAGACAAGTTGTACAACAAAATCTGCCACGCACGAAAGTACCAGCAGGCTTTGCGGCAACTTACGAACCAGGGCAAGGTCCTTTTACAGAAGGCAACTTGGGAGTTCGTGCTTTCTGCAGATATGCCCTCGAACCCAAATCATCTCCAGGATTTCCTTTCTCTCGCATTGCCTCTAATAATGAGCGACTCGTCACTGATCACCAGGACGTCCTCGTTGGAGCAGTGTTAGAGAGACTGACACGGTTGCGAGATTTTGATAGTTCTCAAAATCTCGAACCTAGAAAATTAGTAGAACTAGGTTTATGTGATGCAGTTAAGATCTTTGTAAAAGGGGAACCACATAAACTTGCTAAACTGCAAGAAGGAAGAGTTAGGCTCATTTATTCCGTGTCCGTAGTTGATAATATAATCGCTAGGATGTTGTTTTCACTTCAGAATTCAGCAGAAATAAATGAATGGGCCCACATACCTTTGAAACCAGGAATGGGTCTTAATGATCCAGGAATGGTGGAATTGGTAAGAAGTGTCGTTGAAGGCGCATCCACCGGTAATATCGGTGAAGCAGATGTAGCTGGATGGGATTTCTCTATCTTCGAAAAAGAGTTGTCCAACTCGCTCGAAGGACGTTTAGAACTTAATCATGGTTCTGGCACTGTATGGGAACGTATAGCGCTATCACATTATTATTGTATCGCACGTAAAGTGTTCGTTCTTTCAGATGGTTCGATGTATCAACAACTTGAACCTGGGATTATGCCCAGCGGATGGTATTGTACATCGCGAGACAACTCCTACATGCGTGCTGTGGATGCTACCCTCGTAGTCTTAATTGATAATGAACTTAGACGTAAGAAAACTATTCCTTTTGTGATAACAATGGGAGATGATTCAGTCGAGCGATTCATTGAGGGAGCAAAACAGTACTATCTTAAAATGGGCAAAACAGTTAAAATGTACAATGGAGTAATTCCTAGTAAATTTGAGTTTTGTTCTAACCTGTTTTTAAACGGCGTCGGCCGTCCGGTTAATCCGGATAAACAGTTGATAAACTTATTGTCATATGTACCTAAGAGTATATATGAGGCACAAGAGAGACATGACCAATTCTGTTATGAGATGAGGAATCATCCTGAATTGGAAAACTTCAACAAACTCATTTTTGAGTCTGGTTGGGGAAGTCATCTCTTAGGTGCACAATAAGTGCATGTAGCGTGTTGAGCACACGTTAAAATGCTCAGGTGTCCTGGTTAAGACGCTTGTTCTGTAAAACAAATTTAAACTAACTATTGGGTTAGCAAACGTAATAGTCCAAAATCTCTTTTGAGTGCTAATTAAAATGCCGAGAGACTGCACGGAACTCCCTTTATATTGAGGTTGTTTGTTGATGTACAGTCCCGTTTCACTTTGCGGTATCCAATACAAAAGTATGTCGAGAAACAAAGCGAAACAAAATAAAACTGTCAAAGGGAATAAGCACCCCTCTAAAAGTGCTAAGCAATCTGGTAAGAAAATGAGTACTGCCTTAGTTGTGAGAGCTAAGCCCTCACAGGGACTAAGAGCGGGAAAAGGATCTACTCCCCTGAAGAACATTAAGAATCAGATTCCACAGTTTACTGTGGCATCAATTGATCCTTTCTGTCCACAAGCCTTTGGAGTGAAAGTACCTGATGAAGCAAATATGCCTAGTGCTACTGCTTATTCACGAAATCAACTCTCTTGGAGCACCACTACTATTGGTGGTGTTGGGGGTACTTTTAGATTCGACGCTGGTAATTTCTGGGTGGCTGCGGTTCCTGTAACCTCAACCACTTGGTCATGGCCAACTTTTGCGACTACAAACTATGTAATTAATCAACCAGCTTTAAATGCAAATTTTCAGCTGTTGAGAACCGTAGCGTTTGGGTTGAAAGTCGTTACACGACAATCAGCTTTTAATGCTTCTGGATTTGTTCACATAGCTTTGATTCCCGAAAGTTTGACTGGAACGAGTTATTCGTATCCTACTAGCGTGTCATTTATGGAATATGCGCCTTATTATAGACGTATCCCTCTAGCTGACTTAATCGAAGATGAAGTTACTATCAACGGAAAGTACACTGACCAAACAGCATTTAGATATTTGTCACCAAATGTCTCTGATGTTGGTGCTTCTGGAGGTTATAATATTAACTTCCAGTCGTCTGGTTGGTCTGCTATTCAAGTATGGATTGAAGCCCCACCATCAATCACTAATGTTATTGATATTGAGGTTATTCACCATTTTGAAGGCTTAACAGCCTCCGCTGCTTTTGGTGTTATAGAAGAAACACCTGCTGCACCATGTTCACCTTGTGTCATGGCTGCTACTTCTTTTGTTACTGAACGAGTTGAACCCGTTCAGGTTAATAGGGAAGATGAAGAAAATACTGGAAAGTATTGGACAGCTGCAGGTAGATTGTTCTCAATGGGCCTTAAGATTGCTACGGGCGTATTTCCAATTTTAGCTCCTGTAACTACGTTATTAGAAGCAATGAAAATTTAGTAAATATGTCCATAAGCGTCCGAAGACGTTAAACTACGAAGCACATGTGTAAAGCTCAGATGGAAAACTGATATAAAGCCACTCGCTCCGAAGAGGA